GGATACCAAAACGGGCAGTACGGCGAAATTATGACGGGCGATATTGTGCAGGTGATCCGGAACCGCGAAAACGGCATTGACTATCGGCTGGAAATTCTGCTTATGAAAGGAACGCTTAATTTCGACACCAATTTGGTTAAGACGTCCATCGGCGCCGGCGCGACGCCACGAGACGTCATTCAGCAGATCGCCAAGAGCGCCACAGATCCGATCGAGATCAACAAGATCAATGACACGATACCCAATACGCCCTTACCGCGTGGTAAGGTGCTATACGGGACGGTCGGCAAATATTACCGTGACATCGCCGTGATGCATGACGCGCAGTACTGGATGGATGATAATAATCAACTTAAATTTGGGAAAGTATCCGATGAAATTCCAGCCAGTCAGGAAATCGTTCTAACACCGACAACAGGACTGGTGGGAACACCGTCGTACTCGGACAACGGTATCCAGATTACGATGCTCATGGATGCCCGCGTCAAAATCGGTACAATGATTAAAATCGATAATTCCATCATTCAAGAAGCACTAATCAATGTGGACGCGACAACCGGTATGGGGCAAAACGCGTCGCAGAAAACGCAATTTGACGAAGACGGCGAATATCAGACGTTTTCTGTACAGCATGACGGGGATACATACGGCAACAACTGGTTTACGAAAGTTGTCGGAATCAGCCGACATGGACGTACCGGACTATTGGTGCCGATGGTGAGCATCCAATCTACAACGAGGTGAGAACATGGAACACATGGGAGAACGAACGGTTGATGAGATCGAAAACAAACGGCGCGCATTGGACAGTTTGGCCATTGGACTTCGTGTGGCCATGCCAGGTATCATACACAGTGTGGACTATACACACCAGACATGCACCGTGCAGCCGGCCATCCGGGAGATGCTAAACAATAATGGAACTATCGTACACGATGACTTGCCGCTATTGCTGGATGTTCCGTTTTTCATCTATTCCGGGGGCGGTTTTTCTCTTACTCTCCCCATCGCTGTCGGTGACGATTGTCTGGTAATTTTCGGTGATAACTGCATGGATGGCTGGTGGCAGAACGGCGGCGTACAGAACCAGGTGGAACGGCGCCGGCATGATCTGTCCGATGGGTTCGCGATTATCGGATTCCGTAACCAGCAGAATCTTGTGCCCAATTACTCGGCGTCGTCCGCGCAACTGCGGAACGCATCCGGCAGTGCGTATATCGAACTTACGGCGGCCGGTGGTATTAATATTATCGGAGGCGCCATCACGATCGGTACGGGAAATACCACGATTGACGGAAAGAATTTCCTTGGCCATACGCACGGAGAAGTTCAATCCGGCGGCAGCAATACAGGAGGGGTATCAGGATGATCTATCGCGCATTAGACGCCAACGGCGATTATACATTTGGCGGTGGCAGCAATAACTTTCTATCCAGTTCTACTGCTGTGGCGCAGGCCATCCGGACGCATCTGCGATTACTGCAGTACGAATGGTGGGAAGACCTTGAAAACGGTCTGCCGCTGTTTAGTAAGATTCTTGGATATAATTCGCAAAAAACGGCTACAGACCAAATTAAAAACCGTATTCTGGATACGCAGGGCGTTGCCTCTATCATCAGCAGCAACACAAGCTGGAATCCCGATGCCCGATCGCTGACTTTTACGGCCGCTGTTGAGACAGATTACGAAACGGTTATTTCTCTGCTTGTTTCTTCGTCCAGTAGTGCAGCCGAACCCGTCATACTCACCGTGATAGACGGTGGTACGGCAGCGCAGACCGGAAACTTTTCTATCAGCGGCGGTAGCGCATATTATCATCCGGATTTCGTGTACAGCGGCGGCAACGCAGAAGGAGACTAGCTATGAGATACGGAATAGGGATGGATGATATTATTCCATGTGGCGATGTTCCTAAGTCTCCCTCATGGGATGAGAATGTATTTTCTGGGAGCCAAGTATCCATCAATGGCGGAGCGGCCTTACAAGTGGGAGCACTATCCATAGACGGTGGGGACGCGTCCTTATTATGCCCTGATTATGTTTTTAGCGGCGGGAGAGCAGGAGATTAGCATGTCATATACAGCACCTTATATTGATGATTCGGGATTACACATTCCGACATATTCCGACATACTGCAGGACTTAATTGCGCAGTTCAAGCAAATTTATGGTGATGATATTTACCTGGACGAAGATTCACAGGATTATCAGATGTTGTCTATTTTCGCGTCTAAGACTTACGACACGATGCAGTTGCTTGTCATTGTCTACAATAATCGGTCGCCAAAGACGGCCATCGGAAGCGGATTGGACAGTATTGTTAAGCTCAATGGCATATCACGTAAATCAGCATCATACAGCACGTGTGAGGTTACGCTTACCGGAGCACAAGGCACGATCATTCCGGCCGGCGTAGCAATTGATTCAGCCGGGAACAAATGGGACTTGCCGGCAAATCTGACGCTTACGGGCAGCACTATGCAGACGACAGTCACCTGTGAAACGATCGGTGCCATAACCGCACAGGCAGGAACGATTACGACCATATCCACCCCACAGCAGGGGTGGACGGCTATCACCAATCCGGCCGGAGCGGTCGCAGGACAGCCGGTGGAAACAGACGCGCAGCTACGGGTACGGCAGTCGGCATCCGTTGCGCATCCATCGCAAAATATGACAGATAGTATTATTGCCGGCATTGCAAATACGACGGGCGTCACCCGGTACCGGATATACGAGAACGATACAAATGCGACGGATAGCCGGACGATACCAGGACATAGCATTGCCGCCGTGGTTGAAGGCGGCACGGACGCTGCTGTTGCAGAACAAGTTTTCCTGCGCAAGGGTCCGGGGTGTGGAACATACGGAACCAGCAGCTCAGTATATACCCAATCGGATGGGACGCAGAATACCGTGTATTTCTCCCGGCCGACATATATACCGGTTGCAATTACGGTTACGATCAAACCAAACTCGGCATACACGTCTGTCATTCGGGACAATATCAACTCGTATATCACATCGTACATGTCCGGTCTTAAAATTGGGGATAACGTATCCATCACCGGTATTATCGCTACGCTGATGACGGCACTGTCTGATACGCAGGAACCGTCATTTTCGTATGAATCCGTCACCATGTCGGCATCGGGCGGTACAGCCGCAGCCAGTGATATTACGATCGCATACAACCAAGTCGCGCAATTGTCTGGTCTGACTCTGACGGAGGCGACGTCATGAGTGGCATGTCAAGTTATTATGAACGGTTGGTAACAAGTGAGCATTGTGACAAGCCAAACATTATGGCGTCGCTCCACGCCGTCCTGTCGCACAGCGACGATATATATAACCTGGCGGTCTATATGGACGGCTATTTCGATCTCAATACGGCCACAGGTGTACAGGAAGACAAACTTGGCGATATCGTCGGGGCAAATCGAATATTGAATTTCCAGCCATCCTACGGCATATCACCAGCGCTCGACAATGGGATATTTCGGAATACACTAAAAGCAAAAATAATTCAGAATCAGTGGGATGGCACCATTAATTCCATGGTTAATTTGTGGGAAAGTATATTCGGGAATCAACTCACCGTAAAAGACAATCAGGATATGACGATCAATGTGTGTGCTGTCGGCGTGACGAGTACGATATTGAGCGACATGATTAAAAACAATATGATTATTCCACACCCGATGGGAATTGGCGTCAATACCAGTTTCACACAAGGAAACGAACCCGTGTTCTCGTATGGCTTGGAAACGGACACTATGAAGGGGTATAACGAAGGATACTGGTCATAGGAGGATAAAACATGGCAAGTACAAATATACTAAAATTTAACGAAGCGAATAATTCCGATCTGACGCAGAATGACAACACATATTCTGCGAATACAACACGAAAAAACGGTATCCAAGCCGGCATTGCGGATCCGACATTGCACAATAAACTGTTTTTCCAGACATCCGTTATGGCATATGCACTAGCGCAATTCATCGTCGGGCAGGGTTACGACTGCATTGACAGCGCGGATCCGACCATCACCCTTAATATCGCAAATTCCATCAACGCCCTGGTTGCTAAAAACAATGTCAATATCGCGGTAAATTCTCTTATCTGGCAAGCGAATACGAAGGTAGCAGCAGGACAATTTATTATTGACGCAGGTATTCCTGTGGGATGTCTGGCCGTGGTTACAACGGCCGGAACCACGGGGAGCACAAAACCATCATGGACAGCACAAGGGGCGTCGGTGACGGACAATACCGCTGTGTGGCAAATACAATCGGTGAATACATTAAAAAGCAAGGTCTTAGGGCCGGTTGGGAAAACGCAGCCGACGCTTACAGCACTGGTTGACTGGGATACGATGAAAGTCGGCAATGGTGGATTAGATGTAAGATATACAACTAACACGTTAAATGGTATAAATGGTTATGGTGGAGATAGTTTAAGTTATAATTATGGTGATATACTGTTAAAACAGGATTTTAGCACTTTTGATGCGCTACTAATTGATTATGCCAATGATGCTTGCAATGTAGAGGATTTTATTGTTATACCAATGTGGCTGTTCCTTGAAAAATTTAATACGAAGGGTATTTTTTATTTAGTACATAGCACTGACATGTTGGCGAATACCGATTGCACAAACATAGTATTACCCTCGGGCATTGTAACTCCATCAACAGGAGTAAGGAATCAAGCTAACCATACCTTCTCAACCCTGACTGGTGTTGGAAATATATGGGGGTGCTGGGGAGCTAATAATACAGTGAAGTCGTCTACTAAAACAAGGCTCAACATAGTTACATATAACCCAACTACAGGAGATTTTTCGGCGGCTCAAAGAACTTCAAGTGATGGACTTTATAGCCTACAAAACTGTACAATCATTGAAATTTACGGCGTGACTTATTAAGGAGGTGGGAAATTATGTTAGCAGAAATAGGTCTTCGGCAGGACACAACAGCAAATTGGGAAGGCTTTAATCCTACGCTGGCTGCAGGGGAATGGGGAATTGAAACCATCACCAGAAGCGATTACGTAAAAATCAAAATCGGGGATGGCGTAACGCCGTGGAAGCAGCTCCCGTATCAGATAGACTTTACGGCAATCCAGAACATCGGGACGGCTGCTGCATCTGCCGCGTCCAATGCGGCGGCGAGTGCAACACAGGCACAAACCGCGGCAGCACAAGCCGTCAATGTCGCCAAGGACTATCTACAGCGCAGCACGGCGTACACCGCGGGAGACATAATTCCAGGAGCGGATAATCTCTCAAAAGCATACGCTCTGCAATGCACCACAGCAGGAATCACGGGAGCAGCAGCGCCAACGGCATGGGCAGCGGTAGGATCGAGCACAACGGATGGCACGGCGGTATTCATGACGATTGCACGGCGGCCAACAACGCGGGATCAGGCGGGATTGACGGACGTCTATACCAAAACAGAAGTAGACGCGCTAACAGATGCGGAAAAGACAATTCTCGGTAGCTCGTTTGACGGCATTAATTACACTGGAACACGGCTGTATGCAAGCACAGAAAAATCATGGGGACCATCTACAGACATAGCAGCCGGTACAGATGATTTCCTTGGCAAGGGCGCATACGACGCATTCGAGGTTCTTGTGAAGCCGGATTCCAACGGCGTAGCGCAGATTGTAGCCTACGAGGGGACATCGGCATTTGACGCTCACAAGGCCGATGATTCATACGGCGCTGATGTATTTGTCATGTTCCCAAAGTCATACGTACAGCGGATTGCAACAGATTCGGTCGGCGCGGAAACAAAGCTGGTATCCACGAAACACTACAACGGGTTCGTACCATCCCCGATGCATTACCGTGGGGGTGTACTGCATGATTACATCGGCGTGACCAAGTATGGCTGGTGCGACGATGGCAACGGTGGTATATGCTCACGGACCGGAAAGCCGCCAAAAATCAACATCGCCGAAAACAATTTTGAAACGCTGGCACGGGCAAAAGGGTTGCGAATTGCAGGTATTAATGAAATATCTTATTTGCAGCACATTGGAAGTATTAAATATAATTCTCTCAACTGGCAAACAACTGTAGGCAGAGGTGTCGTAGATATATACGCCTATGCTACAGCAACGGTTTCTGAAACTGGCGTAAGCCGGGTGATTGTAAGTAACTCTGACGCGGCAAAATTTTCTGTGGGAGAATTAGTACATATAGCAAGCTCCGGTGTTTGGTGGCCGATTGCGTCAATCGCCGCATATGATGCCAATAACATGGCAATTACGGTAACATCTGGAACAACATTCAGCACAACATCCGGCTCGACGGCAATTGAAACAAGCTGTATTTATAGTGGCGGCACGGATACAGTATTGGGTGTGGATGGCGCTGCAAGTGCAGGGACAGACGGATGGCGTTCCGTTCTTACGATGGGAATTGAAAATTTCTATGGGAATACATGGAAATTATTAGGTGGCATATGCCGGATTGGATCCGCATTGTACGTCAACCCATCACCAGATACGCAATACGCGTGGCCGTCAAGCGCAGCAGACGCGGCGACGAAAGGTTGGGTAAAATTTGCGGGTACGTATTGCACGTCAAGCGGATACATAAAAGCATTCGGTTATGATGCCAATTATCCGCATATCCTTATTCCGGCCACGGTCGGCGGCGACAGCAACAAACCGGTTGGAGATTATTACTATACCAACACGGACACGGACGCTAAAATCGCGCTGTTTGGTGGGAGCTTGCGCAGCGGCTCGGCTGCTGGGCCGTTCTACGTCTCTCTCGACAACGGCGTCGGCGCCGCTGCTTGGTACTGTGGTGCCTTGGGCGTGTTCATTCCGTCTTAATAGAGGCGGCGGGGGCGATCAGCTCCCGCGGTCTTAGGGATATACCGGCAATCGCGCAGTTTGGTGGGAACTTGAACAACGGCTCGAATGCAGGGCCGTT